TCAATCATTTGAGTTAAAAAATTAGGTTTTAAACCTAATTTAGATTCAACTTGTTTAGCAATTTCATGAATTGTATGATCTTTATTAATATCCATAGTAATTATTTTTACTGATAAATTATTAAATATTTAATTAAATTGATAATTCTAAATATTTTGATTTATATTTTAAATATTTTCCATAATATTTACTACCTAATATAGAACTCAATGATCCACCTGCTTGTACCTGAGGAGATTCATCTGATGGTTGAGCATTTGGTGTACCATCATTTTTTCGTCCTTCAGCAGCTTCAATAGTTTTAGGACTTAGTAATTTATTTAAAAAGTTTAGTAGCATATTTTTTTTACTTTCATCCTGAATATTTTCAATAATTGATTTTAATTCTTGCAGAATTTTAATTAGTTGTACTCTTTGTGGTCCTCGACCACTTCTAAATTTTCGTTGCAAGATTTTTGCTGAACGTGTTTTTTTAAATTCATCTAATTTATATTTTTTATATAATATTTTTTCTTCATCTTCTAATATTTTGTTATTTAATATTTTAGGTGCTATTATCGTTTGTACATATGCTTTCAATGCATTTGTTTCTATCTCTGATAAATCTTCAATATTCTTAGATATAATTCGATTCTTCATATCTTCAGTAAAAGTATTATTTTGACTCGAATTCGTACCACCAAATTGAACACCAAAATATGCAGCTGCCGTATCAATTATACTTTGAATTTTAGCTACATTTTCCGGCTTGTTAATCTCAGTTAGTGATAAAGATCGGAGCTGTAATAATTCACTCTCTAATTTTTTTAGATCCAAAGATGATGGACTAGCAACATCATCATCATCTTCAAAAGGTGCAGCATCACTATCAGAAACATTTTGAGCTAAAATATTATTAACTATTTTCATTTTTCCATTTAATGCTGTTAATAAATTATCAATCATACCATCGTCTCCATCTTTATTTTTCTTTATAAATATTAGTAATTGTAGTCTTGTTAGTTGATTTATTAAATTTTGCCATTTTCCTACTAATTCTGGACTTTTGCCCTGAATATATTGGTCATGGAAATATTTTAATTGATAATCACTTTTAATTAACTCTTTAAGATATTTTTCCAAAGTATCTATACTTTTAACACTTAATTCTTGAAATCCGTATTTTGTAAAATTATAGAAAGACATTAATACATTATATATCTGTTTTATATTATCTATGTTTGCAGTTGAAGTACCTATATATTTAATTAATGGATTATTATCTGTATTCAATTCTTTATCGTTAGTATCAATAAATGAAGATAAATCTGAATCATGCGTATTAAATACGTATAGAATCAATACTACTAACCCATACAAATTGGATACTGAGAATAATTTTTTACCATCTTTTTTTTCTTCAAAAATAATTTTATCTCCAGGTATCTTTTGATAATTAGGTATTAATATTTGTCTATTATTTGCGGTTAAAGGCATTTTTTGAAGGATTAAACATATATCTGCAATGTTTTTCATTATTGTATCTTTATTAATTTCTTTAAATTTTTGGGGTGAACTAGTAAATAAGGATTCTGCTTGTGGTCTACTCGAAGGTTGAGTTATTGTAGGTTTTAAACTGACTGCACTTCCGCTTGCGCCTGCATTTTGATTTATACTTCTATTATACATATATCTATATATTAGAAAAAAAAATTAATTTATAATATTATTTAAACTATTAATCTTATTATTCATAAGATTAATTAAATAATTTATATTATTATTATTTTTAATTTTTATTTTTTTAATTTCATCAATATATTTTATAGGATTATTAGGATTGTTTGGATTATTAGGATTATTTGGATTGTTTGGATTATTAGGATTATTAGAATTATTTGGATTGTTTGGATTATTAGGATTATTAGGATTATTAGGATTATTAGGATTATTAGGATTATTAGGATTAATAGGATTGTTAGGATTAATTGGATTATTAGGATTGTTAGTATTAATAGGATTATTTAAATAATAAAATAAGACTGGATAATCGATTTTATTTTTATACAAAATATGACTTTTTAAAAAAATATAATTATTTAATATTGAATTATTAAATTTTAAATAGATATCACTTACAGCAATTTTATGATTTCCCATTAATTTATTTTTTTTATAATTATTAAAAACTATTTTTTCCATAATTATATCCCATATTTCATTATTTAAATAATTGCCTCTTCTACACTTACTAAAATTATTAATAAATATTTTATATTTATCAATCTTTATTTTTTTTTTATTATTATAACTATAAGTGATTAAAGGATCGTTCATATCATACCAAGGAACTAAAATAATTTTTTTTGTATTAATATAATTTTCATAATTTTTAATATAATCAATAAATATATCTTGATTTCTAATATTTTTCCTAATATTAAAATAAAAATTATTGGATGAATGATTTTTATATTTACTAAAATATAATTGAGGAAAAATTGATTTAGCAAATTTTCTATAATTTTTATTATCAATTATAATTATTTTATTTATTAAAATATCATAATATTTTAATATATTATAAATAATTGCTAATTTAATGCCTCTATCTATCCATACAATATTAACTAAAACACATTCATTATTATTTCTAATAATTTTTTTTACGACAGCATTATTAAAATTATAATTTTGTATATTATAATTCATAAATAATCTATTAATAAAATTTATAAAATAATTAAAAAAATACTTAAAAAAATACATCTAATTTATATTTAGATGTATTTTCTAATCGGTTTTTTATTATTATCAAAATTTTATATACTATATCAAATAATTAATGCCACATATAATTATTATTTAAAAAAAAAATTAGATATTGATTTAATGGATAAAGATATAGATGAAGATAATTTAAGTAATACAACTGATACTACCGAGAGTGTAGTTTTAAGTTCAAATGAAACATTAATATCTGAATATATTGATGAAGAAGACACAAATAATGAAGATGAAATAAATAATAATACCAATATTAAAACTATTACAAGTCCAATAAATAATTTATCTTCAGTTGATTCATATGATTAAAAATGATAAAAATTGAATTATATATTTAAAAATTAAATTACTTACATATTAATGGAAATTAATTATAAATTAATACTTAAATATTTAAGTCCAGATAATTCAATTAATAAAGAAAATATTAATTCTGATGAAAATAAAGTTACTGAAAGCGAAATTTCTGATTATTATAGTTCTTCTTTTCTTGAATCTAATCCAAAATCAAAGAGTTTAGATTTAATAAAAAATGAAAATAATTCTAATTTTATTACAAAAAAAAATTTATATAATTATTCAACTAATTTTCCATTAAAATTTCAAAATATTTTTTCAGATAAATATTATCGCTTTGGTATTACAGTATTTGATAATAACAATAATAATATAAGTTTTTGGTCATCATTATTAACATTAATAGATATTGATAAAAAATTTATCATACCTTATGAAAATGATGAAATTAATATCATAAATAATTTTAAGAATGAATTAATTGATAAATACTCAAAAAAAGGTTTGTCAGCATGTTTAAAAAAATTTGATAAAAATGATATTAAAGAAAGAATTAAATTAATACCTGATTATTTAATTATTCAATATATAGTTGATATTATAAACATTAATATATTTATATTAGATTTTAAAACCGAAACAATTAATATAATATATAATGAAATTATTATGAATCCATTGAAACCAACAATTATATTAGCTAATTTTGATTTTTATTGGGAACCAATTATTCTTAATAAAAAAAGTGATAATCAAAAAATATTTAATTATAATGATTCAATTATAAAAAAATTATTAAATAATGATATTAAATATTATGAAGAAAGTAAATTAAATAAACACTTTAATTGTGATAGCCCAAAAAATATTATAATAAATGAAAATAATAAATTATCAATAATTAATTCTAAAAATGATGCTTTATTTGTAGAACCAAGTGAAGAGGTTAAAATTATTGAAAATATTCCCAATAATACAACTGATAATGAAGAATTTAAAAATTTAAATAAAACAAAATTAAATAAAATGAAATTAGATGATTTAATAATATTATTAAAAAAAATTAATAATACTATTGATATTAATAATAAAAAATCAAAAAAAAAAATGATAACTAAAAAGGAATTAATTGAATTGATATTAAATCAATTTAATTAATTGTGTTTATTTTAAATTATTAAATATAAATAATTAATAATGGATACAACTTATAAGTTTGATATAAAAAATTATGGATTAAAATTTATTATTTTATATATATTTATTATTTTTGTGGAAAAATATCCAAATATGAAGAAATATTCAGAAGAAACAAAATTTAATGTTTATAGATCATTATTATGTTTATTTTTTGTAATACTTTCAATTGAAAATATAATTAATAATTTTCAAAACATATTAAATCCGTTTAATATTAAAAATGATAGAATTAATGATTTATTTGAATGGTTTCTTATTTATTTAATAATTGATATTGTTAAAATGATCAGTATGAAAAATAAAAGATGGGATTTATATAGTCATCATATATTATCAGTTGTAATTGTTTTATTATCATTTAATTTAAATAGTATAACATTATTTAATAATATAATATTATTAAATGAAATTATTAGTTTAGTAACAGGTATTGATTCGATATATATGGAAGAAGATAATTTAGAAAATTCAAAAAATTGTAAAAAATATAGAAAATATATTATTCAATATATAAGATTACCTATTTGGTTATTTGGTATTTATATATGTTTGTTTAATAATAATAATATGCCTTCAATATTATATTGGTTATATTTATTTTCAATAATTGGCATATTAGGACTAGATCAATATTGGTTAAAAAAATGCAATAAAGTAATAAATTCTTATGAATAAATTATTGATTAGACGACTTAAATTTTTTGATTATTGATTGTGATATTATTTCAGATAATATTGTTACGAGAGTATTAACTAATTGATTTAATTGAGATGGTGATAATAAATTATCAGTTATAGATGATTGAGTAAATGGTAATGTAGGTGATTGAGTAGGTGGTTGAGTAGGTGATTGAGTAGGTGATTGAGTAAGTGATAGAGTTAGGTGATTGAATTAGGTGATTGAGTTAGGTGATTGAATAAGTGGTTAAGTATTTGAATATACAGGATTTTGATTACTTATTAAATTACAGCTAGAACAACATTTGTTCCATGTATTTTCTTTTTCTTCATGATTATTACTATTACATTTACCAGCTTCGACTAAAGCTTGACAATTTACATCACTATCTACACACGACATTGTTTTACATGTCGCACAACATTTTTTATATTTGTTATAGCTATCATCATAACATCTATAATATGTATTTGCAAATCGTGGACATTGAAAATAGGGATTATCAACACAATCAGTGGAATCTGTATTGCTCATATGTTCGTTAATAGTATATTCACCAAAAATATTATAACTCATTATAAACAATTATAAAAATATTTTTTATAATTATTTTTTTATAATTATATATAATGGTAATAGATAAAAGTATATGGGGTAGACATATGTGGTTTACATTACATAATATTTCATTAGCATATCCAAATACACCAAATAAAACAGACAAAGAAAATTATAAAGCTTTTTTTTATTTAATAAAAGATATATTACCATGTAAAATTTGTTCTGATCATTATAAAGAAAATCTTTTAAAATTACCTTTAACTGATGAAATTTTAAGCAATAAGGAATTATTTATAAAATGGGTTATTGATATGCATAATTTAGTAAATGAAAATATAAATAAAAAAATTATTGATTATAAAGATGCAAGAAAATTAATAGAAAATAATAATTTTTATAACTCTTCAAGCAATCAAAAATCATATTTAAATTGTATTTCAGAAAATCCTATTAGTAATTATTTTTTAATTATTATATTTTTGATAGTAATTTTTATAATTTATAAAAAAATGTAATTAAATCTTATATAAAAAAATATTTTTATATAAGATTTATATAAATGACAAATATAATTCCAAAGAATATTTCAATTATTACTTCAAATGATGAGATTAAAAATAATAATGAACCAGAAATTCGATCAATATTTGATATTAATTTAATTAAATCGACAGTTAATGATATTAAAGCAACTTTAGATAAATTAAAAGATGAAGGAAGTACGGATAATTTTGATAATGAAATTAAAATACTTGAATTATATCCAGAATTTTATGATAGCTATCCATTTTTAGTAAAAAAATTATGTAAAAATAGTGATATGGATATTTTATATAAAATGTTAGAACAATTAGAACAAGTTGAAAATGGTAATAAAACTTTAAATAATGTTGAATTATCATTGGGTAAGGAATTAGCTGATCAATATTTATATCCAAATATAAATAATTAATTATTTATTATTAAATTGTAATTTTTTATCAAGATTAAAAAAATAAGTGACCCAATATTTATTATATTAATCTCATTTATAATAATAAAAAAATTATTTTACTAATAAGGAACTGAATTTATTAAATTCAATTTCATATTTTTCAACAGTTGTTAATAATAATTTATTAAGTTCTTCTTTATTTTTTTTATAAAGATTATCTGATGGTGGGAAAAACATTTGTGTCCACCATTTAGTAGCTTCAATTTGTTTATCTCTAAAATTATGATATTTATCACCAAAATAATTATTTTCTTTGATATATTTAATAATTTCATTAATCATAATTTGTTGTAAATTAGCTAATTTAATATTTATAAATTTAAATTTATCTAAAAAATTCATCGGTAAAATTAGATTAGAAAAAATATCATATATAAATTTAGGTTCAGATTTCATTTCATTTAAACATTTTTCAAGTAATTTAATTTTATCATCTAAATATGATGCATCTTTTTTTTTATCATATTTAAATTTTTTACAAATAATATATTTTTCAGAATTAGAAATTCGAGAAAAATATGGTTTATAAATATAAATTTCTTCATAAAAACTACTTAATATATAAATCATTTTTAATGTAGGAATAGTAAAAGTTTCAAAAATTTTTAAGACAAAATTTCCTTTATATCCTTGTATTTTAATTGCATTAATAATTTCATTAAAAATTAATATATAACTTTTTTGTTCTTCATAATTATCACTATATAAATTCAAATCATCGTTTGCAGTTATTAATAATATATTTTCATTTTTAATTTTATCTGTCAATAAATTATTAGTATCATCAATTGTTTTACGTTTTTTTGAGTTTTGAATATCAGATTCTTTATCATCAATATTTTTTTTTGAAGCTTTTTTAACATATTTATTATTTATTAAATTTGGATATGATTTATTATAATTATCAATAAAAATTTTATTTAATTTTGTTGTATTAAGTATTTTATCATTAGATAATCCATTATTAATTTTTTGTCGATAATTAATAATAGCTTGTATAAACCCTTCAGATTTATCATTAATATTTGTATATATTAATTTATCTGTATCACCAACCTCAAAAAATAGTAACATTTCCCAAAATTTATAAAAATCCATAGAATTAATCTGCATTGCTTCATTTTTAATATTGAAATAATGATTTGATAATTGATCCAAAGAATCTTCATAATTAGAAATTTTATTTTCAAATGGATTAACAACATAATAAAAATCATTTTTTGTTTGTAAATTTTTTGTTATATTCATACTATTTTTTGTTCTATATAAAAAATGTTGAAAGCCTAAATAAGATAAAGGTAAATTTATAACAGAACTAAAAAGTACAAGAGACTTTGAATCAGAACCTACAGATTTATTTAAATCAAAATTAGATGTATTTAATTTGAATATTAATGGATTATACATTATTAATAGGTAGAAAGTATATATCTATATATATTTTTTATCAATTTTTATAATAAAATTGAAAAAATAATAATTAAAAAATTATTATATATATAATATTAATGGCATCATATGAAAATTTATCAATAAGTGTAGAATATAATAGTAAAGAAATATATCAAATAACTATTGAAAATATTTTAAAAATGTTAAAAAGAAGGAATTTAATTGATTCGGTAGAAGATGAATATAAAAAATTAGAAAAAGACATCGGAAATAAATTAATTTATTCTTTGATATTAAATAATAATACAACATGTGGAATATATTTTTTAAATATTAAAATAAGTACAATTGTAGTAAATTCTCCACTAGATGATTATTTATCAAATAATACAGAAGTTAATAAAATTATAATTGCTAAAGAAGTTACAAAAAAAGTAATTAAACAAATTACAACAGAATATAAAAATACAGAGTTTTTTTTTGAATATGAAATGCTTGAGGATTTACCTAATAAAGTATATATACCAGAACATAAAATATTAAATAATGCTGAAAAAGAAGAATTATTAAGTAAATTTACTGAATCTGAATTATCTAGAATAATTGTTACAGATATTATGTCTAGATATTATGGCGCAAAGATAGGTGATATATTTAGAATATGTCGCCCTAGTTTTACATCTGGTAAAAATATATTTTATAGAAAAGTTGTAAATGGATCTTTAGATATATTATTTTAATGTTTATATTCAGTTTATTTAATATTATTTTATAAAATATAATAATGGATGATAATACTATACAAATTTTTAAATTAATAAAAGAAAAAAAATTTAATAAAATTATACATTTTATTAAAGATAAAAATATTAATAATTTAGATATAAAAGATTCAAATTATAACTATTTTATTCAATTTATAATAATTTATAATCAGTCAGATTTATTAAAATTATTATTGGACATGATTAGTAATGATCAATTAAAATTAAGATTAGATATATTAGATATTGATGGTAGATCTCTATTATATAATTGTATTAAATTTAATTATACAAAAATAATTAAATTGTTAATAGATTATAATGACAATAATATAGGTATTTCAATAATGGATATAAAAGATAAATTTGGTTTAACTGCATTACATTATTCAGTTATATTTAATAACATATTTAGTTTTAAATGTTTATTAGAAAATAAAGCAAATCCTTATATTAATTCTTATGATAATAATAATATATTTCATACAATTTTATTATATAATAGAGATGAAATGATGGATTATTTATTAGATAAAAATTATTCATTATATTTTGTTAATATTGAAAATGAAACTTTATTACAATCTGCTGTTAATTATCATAATATAAATATAATTGAAAAAATTTTAAATAAAACAAAAAATTTAAACAATATTAATAATAAATTTGGATTATCAATTCTACATCAATCAATAATTAATAATAATGTAAAATTATTTAAATTATTATTAAAAAAAAATATTGATATTAATCTAACAGATTTTTATGGTAATACGCCTTTGCATTATATTTTATTTGATAAATTAGAAAATTTTTTATTATTGATAATATTAAATAATAATATTAACTTTAATTTAACTAATATTAATGGTGATACTCCATTGCATATTTTATTAGATTATGAAAATATTGATGATTTAAATATTAAGTGCGATGATGACAATAAATTAATTGATAAATTTATATTAAATACAGATTTAAATTTACAAAATAATGATGGATTAACTTGTTTTAAAAAACTAATAAATAAAAATTTAATTGTCAATTTTAAAAATATATTAATTAATAAAACATTAAATATTAATATTTTTGATACTACAAATAAAAAAAATGTTTTTAATGATGAATTAATAGAAATATTAGTTGAATCTTATTATAATCAATTAATTAAAAATAATAATTTAATTATTGATTGGGAATTATGGTGTAATAAATATAATAATAAAAATAATTTTGATAATATGGAAAATAAAAATGATTTATTAATATATAATAATTTAAAGAAAATAATTAAATCAAATGAATCTAATAAATATAATATTAATAATATATGTAAAGAAAAAATTAGATCAGTAATTATTAATGAAAATAGAAGTGTACCATTGATTAATTATAAAATAAATATTGAAAAAGATGTATCAATAAATAATTGTAATTATACTGGATCTCCAATTGATATATTATTTGGATTATTATTTTTAGAAAAAGAATTTGCATATATGAATTTAAATATTATTTTAGATTATCCACTAACAATTAATAATCTTCTTGAAAATCATTATGAAAAAATTGGAATAATTTATCCTTATAAAATGGATTTTTCAAATATTGAAATAATATGGTCATTCCAAAAAATAATTTTCCCTTCATATTTTGATAGTATTATTAAAAAAAAAATAAAGACTAGTAAATACATTATAATTCCTATTGGTATTGAAACATCTTTAGGTTCGCATGCTAATATACTTTTTTGGGATATTACAAATTCAACAATTGAAAGATTTGATCCGAATGGAGCAAAATATCCAGTTGGATTTAACTATAATCCAGAATTATTAGATAGTTTATTATATGCTAAATTTATAACATTTGATAAAAATATAAAATTTTATAAACCCACAGATTTTTTACCTACAATAGGTTTTCAAATATTAGAAAATTTAGAAACTAATAAATGTAAAAAAATTGGAGATCCAAACGGATTTTGTGGTATTTGGTGTATATGGTGGATATTTCAAAGATTAAAAAATATAAATATATCATTAGATAATATATCTAATGAATTAATTAAACAAATAAAATTTGATAATCTTAGTTTTAAAAATATTATTAGAAATTTTAGTAAAAAAATAACTGATCAACGAGATTCATTTTTAATTAAATATAATATAGATATTAATGATTGGATAAATGGTAATTACAATCAAGAATTATTAGATAAACTAGAAAAAGATATTTTTAATTATATTCAATAATTATACTTTGAGAATTCCCCAGACAATTGTTCAATTACTGTTATAATATAAAATTTGAATCTGAATTTTCATTATCTGAAATTTCTGGTAAATCATGGTGAATTTTAGAATTAGCTATACATTTATTACCAAAAAAATTATTAATTTCATCTGTTGTTGCTGTTTCTTGTAATTTACCTATAGATTTAATTTGATTATCATTTTGATTAACTCTATTATCTGAAATTTTTATTTTTATATGATCTCCTAATATTAATTTAATATTTGATATTTTATTTATATATCCATCAGATATGTTCCATATATTAGTATCTACATTTTCTTTAGGAATAAATATCATTATAGGTCCGTGAATAGCAACAATTAATTCTTGATTAATTACTCTAATTTGTCCTATAATTATACTATTTACAACTGGCATACATATTTTACAATGAAATGTTATATCATAAATTGCATTTCCATTTAAATTTTCAGGTGGCATAAAACCATCTGAATATTCTACAATTCGATAAACTTCATCAATATAACCAATTTTATTACATTTTTTCTCCATTTTTTTTTTTAAAATTATTTTCATATTATTTTTAATATCACTATTCATATGATACGGCTCTATTGATATTCTTGCATTTTGTTTTATATTTCGATATGGACTTACTAATTTCATTAATATTAATATAATAGATATTTTTTAAATATAATTATCAATTTTTATTAAATAAATGTTTTAATTAAATCATATAAGTTATCATTTTGTAATGGTTTCAATTTATAATTAAGAAAACCAACAAGTGTTTTTTTATCTTTATGATTTTCTGATATTAAAATATCATATATTTCTAACCATGTATAATTTAATTTATGTTTTTTATATAAATTTTTTATTATTATATTTGAATACAAAATTTTATTTCTAGTAAATGGTATGCCTAAATAGAGATCAGTTTCATTTAACTCTTTAAATTTATATAATAAATTATATTTTAATAAATTTTTATCTATTTTAGATTTATTAAAATTAATAAATAATTTATATTTATTAAATTGATTTATTAAACTTGTTATAATTAAATTTATTTTATTTAAATTTAAAAATTTTATATAAATATCATCAACATAAATATTAATAATGAAATCAATATAATTATAAAATCTATTTTCCTCCATCCATTCTAATATTATTTCTTCCATAATAAATGTAAAAACCAATATCGAAGAAGGTAATCCTGTAGGAATACCTTTTGATATTTTAATTATTTTTTTATTTTTTGATTTAATTTCAAAAAAGTTTTTAGAATTTTTATTTAATTTATTATTATAATTAAAATTAACAACTCTTTCTTTAAGAATAATCATATATTGTTGAACTAATTCAATAGAATAAAATATATTCATTTTTCTTTTAAAATTTTTAAGTAGTAAATATTCAATTACATACCATTCTAACGAATCATATGCTTTTATTAAATCTAATAATAATACATTATTTCTTGATAATGTATTATTATTAGCTAAATCCGATAAATTATTTAAATTATTTAATTTAAATGATACTTTAAATATTTGATGATCAGGTAAATTTTGATTACATTTTTTAATAATTTCATAATACCAAATTCTATCTAAAATTTTTATTGTATTTTCATGATTTATATAATATCGAAAATTATCAGGATCTGTATAATTTCCAGATTTATGTTTTAGAAAAACTGAACAATTTGATATTTTTTTCATAATTTTATATCTAGTAGTTAATGACCCATTTTTAAAATTTAATACATTTTTTATTTCTTTTTTTGATATATGTTTATTAATTGGTTGTTCATTGTTATTACCATCATTATAAATTGTAAATCCCAATTTTTTATAATTAGATAAATTATCATTAAAACTTGAAATTTCTAATTTATTATAAAATCTATAATAAAAATTTGCTATATAATTCAAAATATAATTATATATTTTATCAAAGTTATATTTACAAGTATAATTGTTATAATTAGAATTAAATGACTCTTTTTCATTTGAACACCATAATTTTTTTAAATATTTTATTATTTTATTATTAGTCGGTTTGTTACTCATTAATATTAATTTATTTTTAATCACTAATTAAATATTATTCAATTTTTTAATTTATAAATTAAATTAATGAATAAAAGTTTATATGAAGATAAACATCCTACTACATCATTAAAAGGAACTGGTTATGCTAATAAAGAAAAAGCCATACATACATTAAAAATAATTCAAAAATTTGATTTAACTTATCAAAAACAGGTTATTTTAACAATGTATAATCGAGCTAAATTTCATAGATTTCAAACTCAAGGAATGTTAGATGCTATGAAAGTTTACAAAAAATGGTTAAAATCATATAATATTAAAATATAAATTAAATTGATTTACAATTTTAATTGGTTCATTGTAAATCTTTTCTTTTCATGATAATGTTTTTGATCTTTGTAGGTTCGGTGTGACTTTGGTTTTTCTTTTACATAGTAATCTGACTCATTGACCTCAATTACACCTTGATGTTGTTCATCTATTCTTTGAATGTTATCCCTGCTAAGAATCAATTGACCATTTTCATAATGATCATATTCATTCAATTTATAATAACATGTGTCATTTGAACATGTGTCATCTGGATTATTCGCGTCATAATAATGATATATTTCCATCATCTCTTGATTCCATGCTTCCATGTTATCATTCATTTTAGCTATGGCTTCTTTTCGTTCCTTAATATAGCGAGTGTCACCCTCAACAAAATCTTTGATCAAAGCAAAACACAATCTTGGCATATTTGGAAATTGGAATTGAGGAATTCCTTCAACTTTTTGTTTCATTGGTAAAGCTCTGTTGCTTCTATCTAAGCGTGCCATGCGATTATTTTGCAAAACACGTCTATATCTCTCTTCAAATTCTCTTTCTCGCATTTCTTTTCGAATGATGTTAGCAACTAGTTTTTCTTGTATTTTTTCTTGATGAATCAATTGTTTCATACTTGGTAATCTTTTGCTGGTCGTCATGATACAGGAAAAATCTTAAACTTTTTTATTCAGATACAAATTTAGGGTGTTTGTAAGAATAATAATTCACAAACTGAATAGTTGTTTAAAGCCCACGGTAAAATGGAACATTAAAAAATAGATAGATAATAAAAAAATCAATTTTTTTCACATAAAAATTGATTTATTATTTAATTAAAAGTAAATAATTTGGAATAATTAATGGATTTTTTTCAATTTAAAATTTTAATTTTATTAATAACTATAATTTGTAATCTCAATTTTTATTACACCAAGCTAAACAATTTAGATATTCTAGAAAATAAAATATCATATATAGAAAATAATATTACTAATTTAATTATTGAAGCAAAAAATAATAATATCCAAAATTCTAAATATAATAAATCTATAGATTATTACAATATTATTTTAATTTAAAAAAAATGAAAATATTAAAAATTACCGATTAAATTTTTAATTGTATAATGTTTACATATATATCTTCATTGCTAAATACATTATTTTCATACCATTATATCTTGTTTAAAAAATCTAATAATGCTGAAATTTTAAACTTGAAGAATACAGAATTAAAGATGCATATTGAAAATAAATTTAAATTTTCAAATCATTTGATTATTAATCAAGCTATAAATAATATATTTTTTGGAATCAATATTCTTTATAATACATATAAAAAATCAAAAAATGATATTATTAAATTATTAGGCAGCGAATTATATGTTAATAAAATAAAACATATAATTTCTGATTCTCTAAATTTTAATTATTTGGATATTATCTATGATGATTCTATTGAAAATATAATAAAGCTAATAAAAACAAATATTTATGTTATTTTTGATGAAATTATTAATATTTTAAAAAAATTTGATAATATATATCAAGCTCAAATATCAAGAGAATTAGGATTTATTAATTCTAAAGATTTTAATTATAATCATTTTGTTACATATGATTTTCTAGAAATTATGGAATTAATAAATATTATAAATTTCAAAAAAATAATTAAAAGAAAATATATTATATTAAATAATAAAGATAATAAAGAATTATTTGATAAAAATTTTAATCATTATACTATAATTAATGAAAATACAAATGATTCATCAAAAATTATAAATTTAGATAAACAAACAGAAATAATTATTGAAAATACAATTGATTCATCAAAAATTATAAATGTAGAAAAAAAAAAAAAATTAAAAATTCATTCTGCTTACATAGATGAAAGAATTAAAGATACTATTAAAAGTGAAAAATGGAATGATAACTATATAATAAATACACCTCATTTAAATTATATTAAAGCTTATTCATCAAATATATATACTAATTTAATTAAAGATATATTTACAAAAACATACTTAAAAAAATATCCATGTTCAGATTGTGGTAATCCATCTACAGATAGATGTCATGGTATAAATGAAGAGCGTCCTAAATTAATACAAAAAGCTTTAGATAAAGTTTATCCAGATATTACAAAACCAATTGAACAAAAAAAAATTATTATTGCATTTTTAGAAGAACATAAATATACAAATTTTACATTCAAATGCAAAGAATGTCATGTAAAAGAAAAGCACTATACGATATAGTAAATCTCCAAAGAGTAAAATAAATATATAATTAGCAATTTTTAATATGTTTTTTGCACTGAAAAGTCTTGTTTTTGGATTAAAAATTTATAATTAGTTAATTGTTTTTGATGCATTTTTTTAATATTCTTAATCCTATACTGATATAATTTTTTTTGAATACTTTTTTTTAAAATTGGAAATTTATAATCTAATAATTGTTTTTGCACTAACATTACCATGATTAGCTCTAAATTAAAAAAAATTATTTTCAATTTTTTTATTTTTTATCGAAACACTTAAAAATGATTTTTATTTAATAAATTAGCATAAAAATCTAATTTTTTTTTTGAGGTTATTAAATAAGTAGCATTTATCATTATATTTAAATTATCATTATCATTATCATCATTTATTATATCACAATTATTAAAATATTTATCAATATTATTGTTATTCGAAATAATAATAAGTTTTAATGATTTATAATAACCATCTAATAAATCATATTTATTTTTAAAATAATCAATTGATGAATAATTTAAAGGATCATTAAGTATATCACCATTATAACAATGAATGCAAACATAATTATAATTAAACTTATTATATTTTATAAATAAATTATTATCATGGTTAAAATAAAATATTTCTTTTATTATATCATCAAATGAAACATAAAAATATAATAATTTTAATATATATTTAGTAATTTTTAATGATATATAATTATTATTATTATTTTCATTTAAATTAATTAAATTAATATGAATATTATTTAAATTAATATTTGATAAATAATAATCATTAAATATTTGAATTTTATTATACATAAAGTTTATATTATATTTTTTACAATAAGATAAAATTAAAAAATAATTTTCAATTTTATCTTCCAATAATGTTGTGTCATCTATAATATTTAAGGTTAGCATTAATAATATTTATATAAAATAATATTTTATATCATATTCTTTTGTAAAATAACTAAAGAGATATTTAAGATTTAACGAGTGTTATTAAGGGTAATTCGATTGACTCGTCTTCTGCTATTATTGTTAACATAATTTTTTCGGAATTATTATTTATATTTTTAATAATATCAAATAATTTATTATTTAAATCTTCTTGAATAAAATCAGCATATAATATACAAGTATCTAATACAATCATATTAATTTTTTGTTCGAATAATTTTTCATAATAATCTTTAAAATCTTTTAATGTGTAACTATCAGTTGTATCATTAATTTTATATTCGAATTTGTTCCAACTATTAATTTTTACACCACATATATTAATTATAGGAGCATCAATAGGATCTGAATAAATAATAATTGGTTCGGCTAAATTTATAAATGTGGATTTATAAATATTTGAATTATTATTTAATATATATTTCAAATATTCCAAAGTTATTAAACCAGCTACTAAAGAGGTAGTTGTAGCTATCGCAGGTATAATTCTACCTGCAATTCCTTTAATATTATATTCTGATTCAGGTGTAATTTCATAATTAGTTGCTCTTAAATTTGATGATGATGTAATCCATTGAATATGCCATGTTGATTGATCATCTTTATTAAATATTTGAGGATTTAAACTTTTCAATTTGTAATCGTTTAAATTATTAATTTCAAATAATTTATCTTCATTTTTATTTTCTGATGGAATTAAATCTTTATCATAGTTAATAGTTAAAATATATTGATTGATATCATCTATTAATTCTGTCATTATAAATGTATGATTATAATTAAATATATTCATTAAGATATAAATTGTTGATTCGATATAATCAATATGTAATTTATTAGATGTATCTAATTTAATTGGTCGCGGACATCTTTTTCCTGCTGACCAGAAAGGAACACCAGGTGAAATTTCATCATCTGGTTTATGTATTTCTAATAATTTTTTAATATTAGTGTAAAAATTTTCTATGAATAAATTTATTGAATAATGTAAAAATGATTTAATGTTATCAAGTTTATATTGTATGATAAATTTATAAATTTCGTCTATAGCGATTGATTTATCATTATTTGATAAATTAGATAAATAATCAATATTATTTAACCAATTATTAATTGTTAACGGCATGCGATGAAATACTTCAAATTCATCCATTGCCCAATGTACTACATGATGAATTTCATTAGGAAAACTTTTAATTGTACATATAGGATATGTTTTTTCATTATCTGGATCGGATGATGCAGAATATGTTTCTGTTATGAATGGAATAATAGGTTGAGTATTTCCTTTTGTACCATTAGTACCAGATTCAAATAATGGAATATTATTTCTAAAACATTGATCATCCATAAACTTTCTAGCATTAATATTATCAAGTGCGTTAAATACACAAGTTAAATTTTCAGCAAAAATTCTATTAGTAAAATTAATATTATCAGATCCTACTTTGTCATTATAAGTTATAATATTTAATTTAGAATTTATAGTTTTTATAGTTTTTGCTGCGATCATACTTTTTGAGTGACCTATATCAGATGAACGAAAAAGAAATTGTCTATTTATATTTGATTTTTCGATATGATCATAATCAGTTAATATAATTTTACCTACTGAATTATTACATACATTCATACATGCAAAATTTTTTAAATATTCACATCCAATTGCGCCTGACCCAACTATAAATATTTTTGATTCATTTAATTTTTTTTCAAATTCATCGCCAAATAAAATAGAATAAGATGAATTTAAATTATATTTAGATGGTGGTAATTCCGGTAATAATGTTGTATCAGTCCATGTAAACCATTGATTAATTGGTGTATATTTATTAGTTATTAATTTAATAGCTTCTGATGCAACTAATGATCCCATAATTGATACTACCGATATAATTTCAATATTAAATATTTTAGCTTGGTCTTTTAATATTATATTATTATTATCCATAAATGTATTAATTGCAAGATCAGACCAAACAAAAGGCATATTTTTTATTAAATCATTATTATAAATTTGTAAATAAGTTTTAATTAGGTTCTTTGAATATTCAATATCATTTGAAGATGATATTGAAGGATTTAATATTTGATCAGCTAAAGATTTATGAGAAATTATTACTGATTTATTGATATAAACTGCAGTAGCATTTATAATTTTAAAATCCAAATCAGAATCAAAATCTAATAGTTGAAAAGTTGTATTATTAATTACATTTATTTTCCATTCTTTATAAAAACCATTAATATTTAAACCTTGAATATTCTCAAATTTTATTATATCATTACTTTGAAAATTATGTGTTGTATTTGGTGAACATTTTACTAATCCTGTTTTTGATATACCTGCAATTTGAACTGAATCTATTATTTCGCCAGTTAAATCATTAATAGTATGATTAATACCAGCATCAACAAATATAACTCCACTAAATCCTCCAGAATAAAGAACAATAAGTTTTGAATTTTTTATTCTACAATATTCACCAAGTTCTGAAACATAATCTTTATATTGATTTATTAAAATTGTAACATTTTGATTCATTTTATAGGTATTTACTTTTGATATTAAAACATTAGGATTTAACTCTTTTAATTTATTAACAAGAATATCTGCTCTATTTTTATTAATATTATCATCTGAATAATAATATCCTGTTTTTAAATCTTCTGTATTAATATCATTATCATCGAATAAATATAAATTTTTTATACCGCATAAAGTTAAATTTTTTCCTATTTCAGTTCCTAAACCTTTTGCTAATCCAATTATCATTACTGAACTATTTACAATCTTTGAGGATGCTTCTAAACCATAGGTACGCATTTGTCTATCATATAAATCAATATCAATTTGATTATTAGTCATTGAAAATTAAATAATATATAATTGTCAAATTATATATTAATCAATTTTTATATATTAAATATGTTTATAATTAACTGTTATATATGTTGTTTATTATCATCTTATTTAATAAATTTAATAAATATATTAAATTTATTATAATGGAAAAAATTTATTTAAAAATTATTAATAAAATAAAAAATTATATTTTTAATGATATCAATTTAAAAATTAAATTTAAACATTTTAATCAAAAACATTCATTAGATAGT